CTGGCTGGGCGCCATGCAGGTTTGCCTGTCGGCGCCTGCCCGCGTGCGCTTTGACGCCGGTCTGGGGATGGCCACCGTGTCGATGAGTTTTGTGGAAGCGGGTGAACTGACTTTCCCGGACCCGAGCAGTTCAACGCAGGCCGTGAGCCGGCTGACCGCAGACGGGCTGGCCAATGCCGCCATTCAGGATTTCTCCAGCACCTTTACCGTCAACGGATTCCAGAGCTTTGTGTCCGCTGCGGCGCAAGGCAATCTCTCGAAGATGCTGGGTTTTATCGGCGCCGGACAAATTGCGCAAATTCTGGGCACGGCCACAACGACGGCCAATCTCATCACGCAGGCCGCGTCGTTTGTCAGCAACCCGTCCATGCTGGGTCAGACCCTGCTGAATGCTTTTGGTTTGTCAGGTGCCGCTGGTGCGGTGGCTGCCTGGTCGAATGTAGTCAAACTGATTGCCGGTGGGGCGACGGCATCCGCGATGCAGCCTCCTGTCACGAGCATCAATCCCACGCCATCGCGCCAGCAGATCGACACCAACGCCGCAGCGCTCTACGGGCTCGGGCGGCAACTGTTGCTGGCGCAAGCGGTCGGTATCGCTTCCCTGGTGGGCACCGATCAGGACAATGCCCAGGCCGGTATCGCCGCGCTCACCCAGCAGGACCAGGGCACATCGGGTCAGTCTGTGGTGTTGACCACTGGTGTCATTGTGCAGACGCTCGCCGGCATCACCCAGCCGCAAACCGTTACCCAACAGGTCACCCAGGACACCATGCTGTCCGTGCGCGACGCACTGCTGGCTGCGCTGGATGCCGAATTGCTGGTCTGTGGGGACGCAACCTATGACGCGCTGCAGGAGGCGTATGCGGCCGTCTATTTTGATCTGACCAACCGCGCACAAAGTGCAGCAAGTCTCACCACCTGGACGCCGCCACAAACCATGCCGATGCTGGCGATTGCGTATGAACTTTATGCGGATGCCACGCGCGATGCGGAGATCATCTATCGCAACGGCATCCGGCATCCAGGCGTGACGCCACCAGTGCCACTTTCTGTACTGGCGGCCTGACATGAACATTGATCCAGGATATCCGGCTGGCCTGCCGGAGAATCAGGTGCGCCTCATCGTCGGCGGTCAGGAGTATGGCGGCTGGAAACAGATCCACATTGAGGCCGGCATTGAGCGCCAGGCACGAAGTTTCGAGTTGGTGGTCACCGACCGCTGGCCCGCACAGGCATCAGTTGGCACGACCGCTGCCGCCTATCTGTCCCGACGCATTCGCCCCTTCGATGCCTGTCAGGTATTCATCGGCAGTGACCTGGTGCTGACGGGGTATGTGGATGCAACCCCGATGCAGTACGACGGCAAGCGCGTGTCCCTTGCCGTCAAGGGGCGCAGCAAGACCAGTGATCTGGTTGACTGCTGTCCGCCCGATTCAGGCGGGACTGCGCCCGCATCGGGTAATGGTCTGTGGGCGGACGTCAAAGGCAAGGACGGTAAAGCCGGCACGGTGGTTCGGCCGGCAGCATCAAATACCAATGTCTGGCGCAACGCGAAACTGGAAGCGATAGCTGCCGCCCTGGCCGCGCCCTATGGCGTGCGGGTGCTGACAGAGATTGACACCAGCGCGCCGATCACCGAGCACCATGTGCAGGTGGGCGAGACCGTGTTCGAGTGCATCGACCGGCTGATGCGTCTGCGCCATGTGCTCTCGACCGATAACGAAAAAGGCGATCTGGTTTTTATCGACGTCGGCAGCACCGGTAATGCAATAACTGCGCTGGAGTTGGGACAGAACATCCGCGAGGGCTCCTGCGAACTCGACTTTAAGGCGGTGATGTCGCGCTACGTCGTCAAGGGCCAGCGCGCAGGCAATGACAGCGATTTTGGTGAAGACGCCAACGAAGCCGAGGGGGATGACGACAGTGAGGCTGATTTCGAAGGCGGTACAACGGATACCGGATCTCCGGTGACGGCGAGCCTTGCAGATGCCCGCTCCAAACGTTTTCGGGTGCTGGTGCTCAAGCAGGTCGGCCACGCCGATGCCGGCACCTGTCAGGACCGGGCACTTTACGAGCGCGCGCACCGTGCCGCCAAAGCGCTGGAGACCACCTACACGGTGGCTGGCTGGCGGCAATCCGATGGCCGTTTGTGGGTGCCGAACTTGTTGGTCCCGGTGCGCGACGGTTTGATCGGGTTCGATCAGGTCATGGTGATTGCCGAGGTGCACTACCTGCTCGACGAGAACGGTCTGCGCACGCAATTGCGTGTCGGGCCACCGGACGGCTATCGCTCCAAGGCGGCCAAACCGATCAAGGGCAAGGTCAAAAAAGGTGGTGGCGACAACTGGGGGGACGTGCAATGACCGACTTCGCCCGATTGGTTGCACCTTATGCGCGGCGCCTCTCGAACATGATCGCGCGCGGCAGCGTCACCTTGATCAATGCCGCCACCAAAATGCAAAGCCTGCAGCTACGCCTGCTGGCGGGTGAAACCAAGGCCGATGTCGAGCATTTCGAGCCCTACGGCTTCACCAGCCATCCCAATGCCGGCGCCGAATGTCTGGCGCTGTTCCTTGATGGCGATCGCTCGCACGGCGTGGTCGTGTGTGTGGCCGACAGGCGCTACCGCGTTCAGGGTCTGGCTGTCGGTGAAGTCATCCTGCATGACGATCAGGGGCAGTCGGTCTATTTGATGCGCGGTGGTGTGAAGCTCACCGACAAGGCCGGATCAACCGTTGTGATGAACGGCGACGGCAGCGGTGTGATGACGTTTGCGGGTGGCCTCACCATCAATGCCAACAGCAAGGTTGTGGGCACGCTCGAAGTCACGCAGGACTTGACCTGCGACCAGAACATCACGGCCGCGCAAAACGTAGCCGACCAGGGTGGCGCCAAAACCATGGCGGGCATGCGCGCTACCTACAACGGCCACACGCACAGTGGCAGCGACAGTCACGGCGACAGTTTCACTACCGCTGCGCCCAACCAAAAGGAATAGCCCATGCGCGACACCATGCCTTTGAGTGTCAACATTGACGGCCAGTCGACGACGCTCGGCCTTTTGCAGGACATCGACAACGACCTCTCCGATCCGCTGGTGCGTGCTGTGATCATCTCTTTGTTCACATGGCGGCGCGCCAATGACGATGACGTGCTGCCGAATCGGGGGAGTTTTAGGATGGGTTGGTGGGGGGATTCGTTTCCGTCACCCCCGAACGACCGGATCGGCTCGCGCCTGTGGTTGGTCGCGCGCGCCAAGCTGACGGATACCACGGTCCAACAGGCGAAGGACTATGCCGTGGAAGCCCTGCAGTGGCTGGTCGATGACCAGGTCGCCGCGCGCATTGACGTCAGCAGCGAGCGCCAGGGTCTGTTCACGCTGGCACTGGGTTGCACCATCTATCAGGCCAATGGGCGCGTTCTGGCACTCATTCAGTTCCAGAACCTCTGGAGTTTGCTCAATGTTTAATCGACCATCCCTTGCGGACCTGATCAATCGCACCACCAATGATGTGTTCCAGCGGCTGCAACTGGACAATGTGCTTCGCCGCATGGACGCCCAGGTGTATGCGCGGGTGCTGGCCGGTGTCGCCCACGGCCTGTACGGCTTCATTGAATGGGTGAGCCACCAGATCATCATCGATACCGCTGAGACCGAGTTTCTGGAACGCTGGGCGTCGATCTGGGGTGTGCAGCGGCTGGCGGCCGCACCCGCAACCGGCGCCATCACTTTCACGGTGACGCCAGGCGCAGCCGACATTCCGTCTGGAACGCTGGTACAGACACTGGATGGCACACAGTTCCAGACCACGGCCGACATCACCGTGAGCGGAACTCAGGCTACTGCGCCGGTTGCTGCGTTGGTCTCTGCGGCGGCTGGCAATAACTATTCGGGGCAGACCGCCAATCTGGTCACGCCCATCCTCGGCGTGCAGACCTCTGCCTTGCTCGGTGTGCTATCCGGCGGGAGTGATCTCGAGTCGGACGACAGTCTGCGTGCGCGCTTGCTCAATCGCATTCAGCAGCCGCCCCAAGGTGGAGATGCCAATGACTACGTGCAATGGACCTTGGCAGCCCCGGGCGGTGGAGCCACCAGGGCATGGTGTGTGCCGGAACAATTCGGTCAGGGTACCGTCGGCGTTGCCTTTGTGTGCGACGGCAACGGCACTGGCGCTGCAATCTTGCCGACCGCAGCACAGATTGCCGCCATCGCGAATTTCATCGATGGCCTGCGCCCGGTGACGGCCCATGTGACTGTCTACGCGCCTGTCGCAGTGCCAGTCAACTTCACGGTTGAGGGCTTGAGCCCCGATACCCTGGCCGAACAAAGAGCGGTCACGGCTGAACTGGCTGACCTTCTGGCACGCGAGGGGCAGCCCGGTGGCACGATCCTGCTCTCGCATATGCGCTCGGCCATCTCGGCGGCGGCTGGAGAGTGGGACTACGTCCTGATAACGCCTGCCGCCAACATCGTCATGTCCGCCGGCCAGATCCCGGTCATGGGGAGCGTGACGTGGCTGTAAACACGCCAATGAGCTCGGCGGTGACCAACCAGGTTAGCAAGCCGCTGGCGGCGACCGACTATCAGACGTTGTTGCAGCAGTTGCTGCCCTACGGGCCTGCATGGACGGATGACCCTGATGCGGGCATTACCCGTTTGTTTACGGGGCTTGCGCAGGAACTGGCGCGGCTGGATACGCGCGCGTGGCAACTCATCGAGGAGGCCGATCCGCGCACGACATCTGAACTGTTCGCCGACTGGGAGCGCGTCGCGGGATTACCAGATCCGTGTGTGATTGCGCTTGGCGGCCAACAGATGCAGCCGCAACTGCAAGCCGCGCTGGTTTCGAAACTCGTGCAGGTTGGCGGTCAGTCACGTGCCTATTTCATCGCCGTGGCGCGGGCGATGGGTTTTGCCATCGCGATCACTGAGGGTTGGAAAGAAGTCGACACCGTCATCTCGCCGGTGAACAACCCGCTGGCCAATAGCGGCTGGATTTATGTATGGACGATCACCACGCCCGTAGGGGACACGAAAACCACGCTCACCGTCAACGGCCGCGTATCCGATCCGCTGGCTGCCTGGGGCAACACCTTGCTTGAGTGCGTCATGCGACGCATCAAGCCCGCGCACACCACCTTGCTGTTTAGCTATACGTGAACGAACTGTAGGAGATTTCATGGACAACCGAGTATGGGAAGCCAACGCTGCCCAAACGCCACCTGCCGTGCCAAGCAATCCGTCCATTGGTTACCCGACCGATGGCAACCCGGCGACCAATACACCGGCCACCACACCCGGGGATTACTGGTTCTTTCAGATCAGCGAAGAGATTCGCAACGCCATTGTCGCGGGCGGCCTAGCGCCGGATCGCAACAGCCTAAACCAGCTCACGCTGGCCGTAGAGGCATTGATTCGCGCTGCGATTGCCGCAGAGCTGCCGACCATTCAGAACATGGTCAACGTGGCGATTGCGTCTGCGCTGGCGGCCTACCAACCACCAGCACCAGCACCGGCACCGGCACCGGCACCGGCACCGACGCCGGCTCCGACCCCAACACCGGTGCCACCACCACCACCCGTGCCGGTTCCACCACCACCGCCGCCACCTGTACCGGTACCGCCGCCGCCACCGCCACCGCCGCCTCCACCTCCACCCCCGCCAACCGGTGGTTGATCAAAGGAGTCATTCATGTATGTACAAATGGCCGGGCTGGCTTTCATGCCGACCGGCGTCATCGTTTATGTCATCAACTACGTCGATCTCGACCGGCAGCATCTTGCTCGCGAGCTCGACGAGCGCTACGAGCCGTTCCATTACTGGGGCGAAGTGCCCGACGATTTCAACTACCGAAAGCCCTATCGGTATCGATTGCGTGACGGGGTGGTGGAAGCAGCGGCGCCGGATGCGGAGGACTACCGCGTCCACTACCGGCGACTTCTATTGATGGACCGAGTGCATGCGGCCTTGCGTGCTCAGCGTGCGACGCATGCTCCGGGCACATTGCCGCTTCAGGATCGCTTGCTCGACCTGGCCTATGTCGAATGTCAGCGCCTGGAAACGAGCAAGGCTTCAGAAACACTTCCGCTGCTGAACGCGCTGGCGCAGGCATCGAACACGACACTTGCCGCAGCAGCAGATCGCGTGCGCATCGAGTTCGCTGACCGGCAGGATGCGCTGGTGCAGTCCGAGGTGCGGCGACTCCAGGCACTCGCTCAGGTTAGCGCCACGCGCGATCACCACGATCTTGATTCACTGTTCGTGAGGTATGGCTGCCATGACTGAATTACCGACTCAATTGCTGGTGGCACGCAATCTGGTGGCAGGACATTCATTGGCCAGTGGACTGCGTCAGGTCCTGGGAGGCGTTGTCACCACTTCGCGACTGGTCATCAAACCTGATTTGCTGCGCTTTGCTGCCTGCTGTCCCATGCCAAATCCGGCGAGCCTGGCTGGCAGACAAGATGTTTCCTTCGCTGACTGCTGTGATGCCCGCGCGCAGGAACTGCTCGCCGCCAATCCCCACTTGCACATCATGTGGTCGGGCGGAATCGATTCGACCGTGACGCTGGTCGCTTTGCTGAAAAGCCTTCCCGTCCATGAGTACGACCGCCTGACCGTGTTCCTCTCCAGTCACAGCATCATGGAGAACCCGGCCTTCTATCACACGCAGATTGCCGGCAAGCTGGCGGTGCAGCGCACTGTCGGCAAGGCTGGCTTGTTTGACGAGGTGGTGCTTACCGGCGAATTGGGTGACCAGCTGTTTGGCTCCGACCTGTTGCTCGAATGCACCCGGCGATTGGGATTCGACAGTCTTTCGCGCCCATACGTTGAGGTCTTGCCGAATTTGTTCGCCAGCCTCTCGGGCGATGCGCAGATGGGCGAGGCCATCTATCGCCACTATGCGCCGATTGCCGATGAAGCACCGTACCGCTTGGCGAGCACCCAGGATTTTCTGTGGTGGTGGAATTTCTCGCAGAAGTGGCAGCACGTGAAGTTTCGTCATCTGCTGTATGAGCAGCGCGCCGACTACCGGACGCTGATTGGCCGGGTTCAGCACTTCTTCGACAGCGAGTCCTTCCAGTGCTGGAGCATGACGCATCCCGCCGAAAAAATGGGGGATCGAATCGACACCTACAAGATGCCAGCAAAGCGCTACATAGTCGAATTCACCGGCGACGCCGGGTATCTGAGCAAGCTGAAGATCGGCTCGCTATGCCGGGTCTTCAAGTATCCGCCAGTGGCGGCTATCACGGCAGATGGTTTGCCGGTCGACCAGGCCGGGCTGCAAGCGTTTGTGCGCAACTCCCCGTGAGCGCCCACCGATTCCTGTTTTGACTTGCGGCCTGTGCCGCATCCCTGTGTTTAACCAACCATTCCATGAGAGGAATATCCCATGTCGTTTACCGTAACCAAAACTTCGACCCGCGTATCGAACAGTCAGGCCGTTTTCAAAGATAGCGCTGACATCGACCCGGACGTCGCCGCGTCGATCGCCAACATCGACCACGCTTTGCGTACCAACCCTGCGGTGCAATCGCGATCGGTCGCGATGTCTCCCGATGGACTCACCAAAACGACGACCACCGTTTGGGAGAGTCAGTCGGCCTACAACGAATTCAAGACTGCCAACAGCAGTGATCTGGCCAAGCTCGCCAGTGCCGCATCGACCTACAACAAGGCCAACGGCATCGTTGTCGCGACAACCACTTCGGGAGCTTGACCATGAAAACTGGCATGTATATCGATGCCCGTCATGGGATGTACCCGTCGCAGGCCTGGCTCTTGTCGAGAGACGAAACGGCACACATCACCGTACCGCCGTTTTCGACACTGTATGGGTTTGTGGTGTCGGCTGATGCGGAGCAGGCTGCGCACATCATTGCCGGGCCACATGGGACTGCCACGTCCAAACGCCTGCGTTCAATCGGCCCTGGTCAGTATTTCTGTCATGCGACCGGGGACGAGCCGGCAACGCTGACGCTTGACGACGATGCAGAGGCACAGGTCTTTGCCGTGATCCGCCATGGCTTTCGTGGACAGGGCCTGGTGGGTGGGCCGATTGAGGCATCTGGGCGGCTGTGCTACATCGACAACTGTTCGGATTCGCTCCTGGTTTACCCGCCGCGCCGTGGCGACCCCAGCCTGAACCACCTATCGTTTCCGGCGGATGTGCGCCAATCGTTTCACATTCACCCATCGATCCGGCTGGGCGTGGTCGCGCGCGGCGCCGGATTCGCTTGCCTGACTGATCAGGAACTTCCGCTGACCGCTGGCACGCTGTTTTGTATTGAGGAACGGGAGCTGCATCGCTTTCGCACCGAAGATGAACGGCTCGACGTGATTGCCTTTCACCCCGATGGGGATTGGGGACCGACAGATCAGGATCACCCGATGCTCAACCGCACGTATCTCGCGGCGGTGCGCCATGAGTGATTCCGGCACGATCCAGTTGAACTATCCGCCAGCGCAGGTTTTGGCCGGCGGCCGGCGCTGTCAGGTACTGGCCGCTATCAAGCAGCCAAATGTGGTTGTACTGGACCAGTTTCTGGATGCCGCCGCGTGCCAGGCACTGATTGATCTTGCTCGGCCGCGCATGAAGCGGTCCTCCGTAGTCCACCACCTTGATGGCATACGGGTCGATGACTCGCGCACCAGTTCCGGTTGCCATTTTCAGCGAGGTGAGCTTCCAGTCGTTGCGGATATCGAGCAGCGCATTGCTGACCTCACCGGCATACCCGTTGAAAACGGCGAAGGCCTGCAGGTGTTGAACTATCAGCCAGGCCAGCACTACGTTCCGCACTGGGACTACTTCCCGCCGGAGAGCTCGCCCTCTGCCGACATCGTTCGACCAGAGAAGGGCGGACAGCGCATCGCCACCTTCCTGATTTACCTGAACACCGTGCCTATGGGCGGCGAAACGGAGTTTCCAAGCGCCGGCGTCAAGGTGGCCGCTGTCCAGGGGAATGCCTGTTTCTTCTCCTACTGCGATGCAGAAGGCCGACTCGATCCACGCACCCTGCACAGCGGCAACGCTGTGATTGAGGGCGACAAGTGGATCGCAGTCAAGTGGTTGCGCGAAGGTCGCGTGCCCGCGTAATTCCTGCCGCCAGCTCTGGCGGCATCCCAAATTTGAATGAAAGGAGTCAGGCATGTCTGATGTCTGTGAATGCGGCCGTCCCATTGAATCTCATGTTGAACGGCAGGGCGACCTGCTGTCCGAAAACGATCGCCAGGCGCTTGCCGCTGCCTTGTGCGACGCCTTTGAAAAATCCGCGCCGGTACTCAGTCAAGCCTTGTCTGACGCACTGCAAGCGCAATTCGAACGCCTGATCGGCCGGGGCGTGGTGTCCTGGCTCAAACGCATCCTGCTCGCCGGCATTCTGATGCTGGCTGGTTACACCTACACAAAAACCGGAGGTCTGAAATGAACATCACCATCACCCGAAAACAATCGACGACCAGTGGCACGCCTGGCGATCTGGTCGTTACCAATTCCGCTGGCGACACATTTACCTGCGCAACACTGGAGTTGCCGTGGCAGGACAACACGCCTGGCATCTCCTGCATCATTGATGACAGCTACAGCGCGTCGATTTGGCATTCCGATCATCTCGACTGCGATGTGCTGCGTCTGCAAGACAAGCATGGCCGCCAGAACTGTCTGATCCACTGCGGAAATTTTGCGGGGGACGTGTCGCAGGGCATGGAAACCCAAGTGCATGGATGCACGTTGGTTGGCAGCCGCTACGGAGCGTTGGCGAATGACGACGGGAGCGCGCAAATGGCCATTCTCAACAGCCGCGCGACCCTGGAGCAACTGATCGAATTCGTCGGCACTGGCGAGCATAACGTTGACTATCACTGGGCGCAGGGCTGCGAGCCAATCGCCTGCAAAGCCTGAAGGAAACCACCATGGATATCTCTGGAATTGGCACGGCGGCGGAAGCTGCCAAAGGAATCATCGGCATGTTCTTCCCCGACAAAACAGAGGAGGACAAGGCCAAACTGGCCGCATCGCTCGCGCTACTTCAGACGCAGACCGATATCGACAAGGCCGAAGCCCAAAGCACTGATCCGTTGCAGCACTGGCGCGGTGGCTTGGGCTGGGCGCGTCGAAGCCCGTTAGCAGTTTGGCCGTGACAATGATCAGTTTCAGTGGGTCGGCCGGGTCGCGGAAGCGGTCCAGCAGCCTTTCTTCCTCGTCGCGTGAGCGGTCGTAGGGCGCGTACTCCGGATGCTCCTTCTTGTCGGACGCCTGGACCGACATGACGATGTCAGTGGCATCGGGCGGCAGCAGCTTATCCAGCTCCGCCTTGAACAACAGGCATGACTGCCGGTCGAAGGTGACGATCTGCCCCTTAAAACCGTTGGGTTCCACCTTGGTCTGATAGTGCTCGACGATGTCTTCGCAGATCTTGCGGATGCGCTCGGGCGTTTTCACCAGCACCGCCATCTTGGCGGCCGTCTTTGCTAGGTTGTCCTTGTCCAGGTCCGACAAGCCGCCGGTCAGGTCTTTGTACGCCGCATCCAGCGCGGTCTTGTCGATGTGCAGATCGATCAGGCGGGGCTCGAAGTGCAGCTTCAGCGTGGCGCCGTCGCGGATCGACTCTTCGAAACCGTAGCGGCTCATGTAGCCTTTCTCGTCCTCGTCGGCACCAAAGGCGTAGAAGGTGTTGCGGTCCGCACGGTTGATTGGCGTGCCGGTCAGGCCGAACAGGAATGCGTTGGGCAGCGCCTCGCGCATCTTGCGGCCCAGGTCGCCTTCTTGCGTTCGGTGAGCTTCATCCACCAGCGCGATGATGTTGCTGCGGTCGTTCAGGCTGCCAGTGGCCTCGCCGAATTTGAAGATCGTGGTGATGATGATCTTGCGCACGTCCTGCGCCAGCAGTTGCTGCAGCTTCTCGCGCGTGTCGGCCTTTTCCAGATTGGGAATGTCCGCCCCAGTGAAGGTGCCGGTGATCTGGCTGTCGAGATCGATCCGGTCCACCACGATGAGCACGGTGGGATTCTTCAATCCAGGGTGCATGCGCAGCTTCTGTGCGGCAAACACCATCAGCAGTGACTTGCCCGAACCCTGGAAGTGCCAGATCAGGCCCTTCCTGGGGTAACCCGCCAGCACGCGCTCGACGATCTTGTTAGCCGCTTCAAACTGCTGGTAGCGGCATATGATCTTGATGCGCTGCTTTTTCTTGTTAGTGGCGAACAGGGTGAAGCTGCCGAGTATGTCCAGCACCACGTGCGGGCGCAGCATGCTCTCGGCCGACAGCTTGAGTGATTTCAGTGGATGATGCTGGCCGTCATTGCCTGCGCCATCTAAGTGCCACGGCCCCCAATCCTTGACCGGCAGACCAATGGACCCGTAGTGGTAGGCCTTACCCTCGGTGGCCACCGAGAACACATTGCAGACGAACAGCTCGGGCACGAACTTCTCGTAGTCGTCGTGCACCTGCACCGCGCCATCAACCCAACTGATGCACTTCTTGACCGGCGTCTTCGCCTCGATCAGCACCAACGGTAGCCCGTTGACCAAAAGCACCAGATCGGCGCGGCGCTCGGTGGGCCCTGCGCGGTAGATAAACTGCTGGGTGATGATGTACTGGTTCTGCGCCAGATCATCCAGGTCGATCAACCGCACCGGCACATGCTCGTTGTTGTGGCCGAAGGGCATGGAGCGCTCGCCACGCATCCACGCGGTCATTTCCTCGTTGGCGCGGATCAGGCCATCCGAGCGCACCGACAGCACGATGGCGCGCAGCTTGTAGAGCACTTCGTCGGCACGGTCCGGCTGGGCGGCAATCTCCGGGTTCAGCCGAATAAGGGCATCGCGCAGCCAGGGTTCGACCAACACTTCCTGAATCTGGCGCGGCACCTCAGCCGGAGCAGCGTAGCGCCAGCCGATGCCTTTGGGGCTGGGGCCGTAGCTGGCTTGAGGTTCCTGGGCGGTGTTGGCCGGGACAGCCTTGATCGGGCCGGCGAGCAGATCGCGGACGTAGGCTTCGACGGTGTTTGATTCGTTGAAAGAACTCATCTTGCGTCCCCCGTGATTTCTGCGAACAACTGCTTTTTCATCGCCTCTGAAGAAGTACGGCGTTCCATCGCTGCCTTCTCCACAGCCTTCGCTTTTGCTATTTCATCCAGCAACTGTTGTTGCACATCTGGCGGCGGCAACGGCAGACGGACACGGAGCAAATTGCTGGCGTTCACGTTTGCCTGGCTCACGGCTTTAGTCGCATAAGCAAGCACCTGTCGGCGCCCAAAGTCAGAGTTCAGGTAAAGCGTGAGGTACTTTGGCTCCAGTTTTTCCGTGTTTGTCTTGATTCGCACCAGGTACGAAGCGAATACGTGATCGCCCTCGAGC